GATGGCTTCCCCATACGTGCTATAATCTTCCTCATGGGTTAAAAGCCAATTTCCTTTTGCAGATTTCCATAATTCGCACGGATATGTCCGGCCAACCTCTTTTCCCGGATACATAGAACGGGTTAAAAAAGTATCTACCCGGTACCACTTTCTAACCTCTGCCACTTTTTCCATCTTCTCGGTGTTATACTTCATGCCCTTAATTACAAATTCCATTTTCTTCCTCGCATTTCCAGTAATATTCATTGATAATCAGCATTTCTTTGGATGCAATCAGCGTTACACCCAACGGGACCGTGAAAAGTGCTATGGTTGCATCCCCGTCCAATAATTTGACTGCTACCACGGTAAGGATAAGCACCGCCACCCCATGTAACTTTTGGGTAATGAAATACCTTTTTCTTTCTCGCTTTTCCCTTAATGCCTTTTTTCTCTTTCTTTCACGCTCTTTGGCATCCATGTAGCCCATGGCATAGGCGTGTTCTATCATTGCCGTACATGCTTCCCGGCTGACCGTCTGTAATTCTGCTACCATGTTAAGTTCCTCGCTTTCCTTACTGGCTTACCTTGTACTTATCCACAATATCCACAATCTGGTCCATAATAACTTCTAATTCTTCAACCCTCATGGCCTTATCATCAATATAGAAGTCTGCATAAATCTTTCTTGTGTCATTTCCCCACATGGCCGTCTGTTCTGGCAATGGTGCATTTATGGCATCAAATACAATCCCTTGAGCCTTGCTCCATTCCACCGCCGCTTCTAAGTCTTTCCCGGCTCTGCTTGTCCAGAGGATAACTTTATGCCCCTGGGCTTTTAACAGTTTTACGGCCGCCACAATCTTTGGCTTTGCTTCTATGATTTCCGGGAACCTGGTAATGGCAAGGGTGCCGTCAAAATCTACCGCATAAACCGCCATACTATCCCACCTTTCCCGTTTCCATGCCAGAATTATCCATTGCCTGGTGTCCTGCTTCCGCCTGGCTCATTTCATATTTCAGTAACATGGCCGCCACTTGTACCATTTCACAAGCGGCATCAATAGCCTGGTTGTAAATCGCCGTTGGGCTTGTTTCCTTTTCCAGGAAAGGAGCAATTTCCCGGCCCCGTACCCGGTCCCATAATACGCCCATGGAAGATTTCACATTGTCCATGGCTTCCTGGGCTTCCTCTACCTCTTCCAACGTCACGGCGTACCCCTCATGGGTGGAAGCAAATAACGGAAATTTTGCATTTGCCCGGTTTAACTCTGCCAGGGCGGCCGTTTCAACTTCTTTTCTTAATTCAATCATTGCCATGGTCTGTGTCCTCGCTTTCCATATCCTTTAAAACCTGGTTTGCAAATTGTTCCGCTTCGTTTTCGTCAAACTCCTGGCCCAGGCAATCCTGCATAAAGTGTTTGTATTCATGTGCCAGGGTTTCTATAATGCTTGTTTCCTTGTCTGGTATCTCTTCCGCAAGGTAAATACTCTTTTCAGACGGAATGTAACAACCAAATCCCTTTTGGCCGTCTGGGCTTTCGATACAGTCAAATCCCTCTGCAATATGTAAATATACTTTTTCTTTTACAGAATGGTTTTCTTCCAGGTATTTAATTGCCCGGTTGATGGCATCATTGCAAATTACAATCATTCTTCCTTGTCCTCACTTTCCTGGACTCGTTCCCCTGCTGCCTGGCTTTTCTTCTCCGGGGTGTAATTGCTTCCGTCCTCACATTCCTTACATTTGTCGGCATCACATTTCAGTCCCGTATGATGGCCGCATGTGTCACAACTCCAACAATCCACGGCCTGGCCCTTACTCTCTTTCGGTTCCACTGCTGCCGCCTGGTCTTTCTTACTTCCAAAATCCATACACACGGTAATAGGCGGCATTTTCGCCATGGCTCCCATAGTCTTTTCCATTTCTTCAAACGCCGCTTTTATCTGCTCCCGGTGTTCTTCCTGGTTTACTTTTATAGTCCGCAATTCCTCAATACGGTTTTGGGCAAGTGTATCAATAAGGCGGTGTAAGGATGCGGCGGTACTCTCCACGCCGTTTTCTTTCATCCAGGCTTCAAAAATCGTAACCACCGCCCCGGTAATCTGCTCATATTCTGCATGAAAACCCGTGCTTTCCTCTTCTGCATCCAGTGTGTTAAGAAACTCCGGCTTTTTCCCGGTAATCATTGCCTGGATATAAAAGCCCGGCACGTCTGCTTTTACTGCATTGCCAATCAGTTCCGCCTTGGTCGCTTCTCTCATAAGGTTGTAATATTCCGTGTGCTTCATGTCCACGGTGCCTTCACTTGTAAATCCATCCATAAATCCCATACTTTTATCCTCGCTTTCTTATCTGTAAATTGGTGTAGTGAAATGATAAAGCGGCTTTTCCGTTTCCACCGCTTCCCGGTTCTTATAAATCATAAGTGTAAAACGGTCCTGGCCCTCGTCATCCAGTCCCCGGTGTGTTATTGCTTCAAATCCAAAACGTGCGTTTAATTTTGCCCCCTGCACGGTGGCGGTCAATTTGGCAATCTCACGGCCGCCCAGTGTTACGCCCTCGGCGTGTAACTGCTGCCATTTCTTAAATGTCTTTTTGAGATATTCTAAAAAATCCGGCTCCACAATTCCGTTGGTTGGTGTCATGTTCTTTTCCATCCTCTTTTCCATCCTCTTTTCCTCGCTTTCCCGGTCCTCTGACCGTTTACCCAGGCACGCCGCCTGGAAATCTTTTTATAATGTGCCAATATGGCTTTTACTTCCGGCATGTCTAAAACTTTTACTTCCACTTTCAATTCCGCCATAGTCTACCGCCTTTCAAATCTTACCCTGCTGCATCCGCTCATAATAAAACATGTACTGCTGCATAATTCCGGCGGTGCCTGGGTACTTATGGACCGGGAAATGTCCGTGGTAATGGTTTTCTTCTATTCTGGAAATCCATGTGTCCCGTGGAAACGCTTCTGTAAAATGCAATCCAAAAAGGCAAATACAATTTGCAACCTTGGGGCCAATCCCCAGAAATCCCGTTAAGGTCTTGTATGCTTCCTCACGGTCTGCGGCCGCTCCGGCATCTGTCCGGCCCTGGTGGTTTCTTGCCGCTTCAATCAGATATTCCGCCCGGTAATATGCCCCCAATGCTTCCAATTCCTCTTTGGGTGCATTGGCTATGGCTTCCGGGGTTGGGAATGCATAAACCAGGCTTCCGTTATACGGGATGCCCCGGCCGTATACTTGGCAAAGTCTTTCAATGGTTCCCTTTATCCTGGGGATGTTATTTCTTTGACTGATAATAAAAGACGCTATGGTTTCCCACGGGTCCTGCCGTAAAATGCGGATGCCTTGGGCGGCTTGTCCTGCTGCCATTAAATATTCATCCCTTGGGTCAATGCTCTTTATGATTTTTCCATAATCTTCGGAAAGGTCAAAATACTGTTTCCAGGTATTTGTAAAATCCTCTTCGCTACAATCCAGGCGGAACGCACCGCCGCCCAACTGTGAAACGGTAACAACCTTGTCTTTATGTATAACCAAATAGGCATTTTCCCTGGTTCTCTTCCAACGGAAGCATTGGCCGGAATTGGCTATTTGGTTAAGGTCAAAATTTTGTATTTCCTTTAAAATCATAGTGCCGTCCTTTCCTGTCTAAATATAAATGGTGTTGTATAGTGTCATTTGCAAATCTGAAAAAGCAAATTGCGGCGTTTCTTCCGGCTTCATGGGCGGCATCAATCCCCGTTCTTTCCATTCCTTGTGCCTTATTTCCGGCACCGGACAAAACCGTTTAACCTCTGCATCCATGACCGCTTCCAGTTCTGCATGTTCCATAAGTGCCTTGTAACCCGTGTAAATCTCTTTTCCATCCTTTACAATCCGCAAACGCTCCGATTGTTCAAATACCCCTATAAATTCCCGTAATTTCATAGCGGCACCCCGTATTTATGGAAAAATACGCACGCACACACAAAGGCAACAATCATAGCCACGCCCAGGATGCCGAAAAATACCCGGCGGCCTTTGGGGCTTTCATTGGCTCCCAGTGAATAAATAATTGCCGTCCCGGCCAGTGCCAAGTAAAGGATAGCGCCGCCGCCTATGATGATAACCATAAGGGCAATAATTCCTATTACTTCTAAATTTGTCATGCTTCGTTTTCCTCGCTTCCTCTTATTCCTCGATAAACACAAGGGCGGAATATTCTACCTCATGGCCCACAATATCTTTGCCCCTCATTTTCGGCACAACTGCCGTTTGGTACTGGGTGCATACTTGTTGAAAAAATGGGGCTTTGCTATTTCCAAATTCTGTGTTTATCTTCTCTGCCAGGCCATCCGGCGTGGTGTCTTTCAATATTTTTGCTTTCATATTCTTTCATGTACTCCCGTAACTGCTGCCGGGACGTTGCCACTTTCCTTGTGGGTACTCCTGCGGCATCCAACTTTTCTTTGATTTTCAATAACTCTTCTCGGTAAAACACTTCCATGTGGCTGCCTGGTCTTGTGATGTAGTCCAATGGCCGTGCATCCACCGCCAACAATTCCCGTAATATCTTCGCCGTTGTGGCTCCGTACTGCCGAAATACACCCGTGGCAATAAATGTTTTCTGCCACACAAACAATTTGAAACCCAGGGCCTTTTCTACTGCTTCCAGGGTGTTTTCTAAATCTGGCTCATTTATGGGTCTATAAATCCAATCCATGTTCTTCCCCATGCCTGGTTCCTCGCTTTCCGTCCTGCTGCCGCCTGGGCTTATAATGTTCTCTGTGCCACCTCTGCCCGGTAAGGCTCTCCCCCTCGTTTCAATTCATGGTAAATGGTCGCCCGGTGTACTCCTACCGCCTGGGCAATCTCCGTAACCTTTACCCCGGAATTTTTCATGGCTTCAATACGTTTTCTGTCCGCAAAGTCCAATCTTTTCCTTTCTTTTCTCATGTTTCCACCTTTCTTTCTGTTTTTCTGTAAATAAAAAAAGAGTGCCACAAGAGTTTATTTCTCTTGTAACACTCTGATTTTTCCAATAAAAAAAATCAAATGCGATAGAGTTGTCAACCCTTGTCGCATTTGATTTTACAACTTACCGTACGAAAATCAGATGTTTTCCTGTTAAATACAAAAGCACTACCATTTCAGACAGTACTTTTGCTCAATCGCACAAAAAAATTCCTCCTGTTTTTCTCGACATTTCTAATGTCCGTTTTATGAAAAACAGAAGGAATTATTCATTTCAAAGTTTTACATTTTGTGTTTCTTTGCGTTAAAAAACGCTTTTGTTTCTTTTGCTACAACTCCACTCAATACAAACAGTGCGATCATATTCGGAATTGCCATCAGACCATTGAAGATATCTGCGATGGTCCATACAGCACTTACTGTCATGTAAGGTCCGATAAATACTGCGAGAATGTATAACCAACGGTATACAATGATTTTTTTCTGGTGTCCGTTTGTCAGATATTCCAGACAACGTTCACTGTAGTAATCCCATCCGAGAATAGTGGTAAATGCAAAGAATACAAGACAGAGCATCAGTACAAATGCTGTAAATTTCGCCGGAAGCGGAAGTCCGTGCTGGAATGCATATGTAGTAACCTGTACACCTTCAATA